CATTCTTTACTCCTTCTTTATACCATTCTGGTGTTTTTGCTGGACTTTTCCAAGTAGCAAATCTTTTCTTTTCTAGTATGTAATACTTTCTGTAACTAGCAACGCCATCACCTGGTACTTTGCAATGTTCAGGCATAGCAGGTTTAATAGGTGTTGCAATTTTATTTATCTTTGCATTTTTTGGTGGGGTTTTAAGTAATTGACCTAGTTTTTGTACGGCTAAATGGTCTTTTGTGTGGCCGTATCTTTTCTTCCACTCTTCATTTAAAGCAATAAAGTGATTATATAACCACATATAATTATATGCACTTTCAAATAACCATAGTGTACTAGGGTGTTTAATCCAACCAGCTTTGTACAATATAGCGTCCATATTATTATTAGGATGTTTCCACCTTTTAATCTTTCTACCATTGGCTGTCTTATCATAATACTCAGTACCGTCTTGTACACGGTGGCAAGTTGATAATAACTGTGCTGATTCTAAAATCATTTTAGTCACATGCTTGTCACAGGACATTTCAGCAGCTTTGATAGGGTCTTTGTCAAGGTAAAAAATATTCATAATATATCCTAATGTAAGTTTGCTCTGTATAAATCCATTCTATCGTATTTTATACACAATTTTTGCCACACACTGAACCAATAATTTTTAGCCCAATCTGTAGTTGAATTCTTACAGGTTTCCATAACCTTATTAATTCTATTTTCAGTTTCTAGTTTGTCACCCATAAGTCTTTTTAAATCTTCACTTGTAATCATTCTTAATATTAACATTTCCTCACTCATTTGGCAAGCCTATTTCTTAGGCATTTCATTCCATTCCATAATCTGGTCTAGTTTTATACGAATTTCATCAGGATCCAACCCTAATTTTCTCAATTCGGAGGCCCCTAAACTTCTAAAAAACTGCTCATAATCACGGTTTTTTAGGTCTCTTTGACCTAATTTTTTAAAAAAATCTTTGTAAATTTTTTCTCTATCTCGCAAACTTTTCGCTCTAACTTTTGCGTTAGTAGCTTCTTTTTGGTAATCTTTTTGGACTTTTTGTTTGTCTTCCTCTTTTGCAACTTTTCTACTCCTCAATGATATGTTAGCCGCTATCAATAGTAATACAGCCAGAGGGTCAAAGACAAATATTAACATAATGATTACCCACCTTACGGCCTCATCAAAGTGGTCTTTTGCCTCATCACCATAAATTAATTCTGCAATGTATTTAATAGGTCCTACTTCGGCCTCTATCTTATCTTGTTCTAATTGTAAACCACCTTTTTGTGTGGTAAGTTCTGCAATCTTATCACTTGCTTGATTGATTGCCTGTGTTAATGCTTCTCTTTCAGGTGCTTGTTTTTCTCTCTCTTTTAAACCTCTTGTGACATATTCCATATCAATATATTTTTCAAGTGTCTGGTCTAATAGAGTTATTGTCTTTTGTGACCTGTCTATTATTAATTGTTGTTGTTTAATTTGTGTATCTATTAATTCTATTTTAATATTATTACTAGATGTAGGTTGCACTTGGTCAAGGTGTGCCTTTGATAAGAAACCAAAGATACCCATAGATGTAATAAAGATTAAAACAATAACGGCAAATGTAAGATATGCTTTTATAGTTTTTGGTACAAGTTCATTGCGCCAATTATTATATAACCAACTGGCGGCTACAAGTTTACCTACTTCTAACGCACTACCCATTGCTATAATTGGCATTGTTGCACCAGCAAATAATGTCGCTAGACCTATAATAGAATATCCAGCCGCAATAGCAGATATAGAAATGGCTGATAGAAATGTAATTAAAATAGTAAACATTTTTATTTGATATAGTTTAAGCTATATTCTTCCCTAATTAAATTGATAATAGATTCAACCTTTGCAAAATAATTTTTATCGGCTGCATATGCATCAAGTGTATGCAATAATTTAATGGGATTTGTTTCTCCCTCATCTCTCAGTTTTTGATACTCTTCAAAAGCTGTACCATTATTTAGTGTGTTTATATAATGTAAAACACTATCACATTCGTGCATATAAACTTTAACACCCCATTTTTTAGGACTATTTGAAGGTAACATATGGGGTTCCTGCAAATCATAAGTTCTCATACCAAATAAATTGTGCCCTTCCCTCGCAAATCTACTTGTACCCCAACCACTTTCTAAGGCGGCCTGAGCTAATAGTAATTCTCTACTTACAGGAAATATATCACTAGTATTGTGGTAAATATAATCAACACATTGATTGACATTATCTAAAAATTGTTGATTGTTTGTGTGTTCAAAGTCTGGTAACTCTACAAGAGTTCTCTCTTTTGCTTCAACTTGTATAGTGTGATAGTGGTAAATTCCCACACAAAAAAGTACCACTATTACAAAAGCTAAAGTGTTTAAAACAATTTTGAAATTTTGCCAAAATTGTTTCATTATTTCCTTACTACAATATATTCATAACTGTATATTGTTTCGGGTTTTTGTTCGCCGTACTCAGACCAAGTACCAATCTCAATCGGCTTGTTTCTTTTTTGAAAGAATTGTAAGTTGGGGTTATCCATAAACTTACTCATCTTCTTAAAGATTTTTTCTGATTGTTTTTCTGTGTAATTGTTAAGTACATCTGTTGCCCAATTGCCTGTATAGTAAACCATTTTAGACTCATTACTATTCTCTTCAAAGGCTTTTATTTTATCTGGTACTGTATTAATAACAGATTTCAGATAGTGGTCCAACTCTTTGGACTTTTTTACTTGCGTCATAATATATATTCTCCCGTTTCACTTGTTTATAAATCTGCAATTTTGAATTTTTTAATTACATTCTTAGTTGGTATAACTGTTGTGTTACCACCATCTGCAAGTTCGTAATTATCATCATAATTGTAGTCACTCATCAAAATATGAACCTTTTTATCTTGTTTTACCAACCAACCAGTTGATACACATATAGCAGGTTTCATTCTTTCAATATCTTTTATAGTTTTCCAACCAGCATCTGATTGAATATCCTCCCAATATACCAAATAGAAATCATAATGAAATGGTATCTCAGGTACATCATCTTTAAATTTTTTTGATTTGAGTTTAGCCATAAATTTTACTCACACTTATAAGTTGTGTCCTCCATTAAAGAACATTTGTATTCTTTATCTGCTTGTAATCTAATGTCAGCGGCTAAACCTTCAAGGATTTGAGGTAAATGTTTCTGCATAACAAAGGTCATTTGTAATGCAAATTGATGAGCAATTTTGCTCATTTCTGCTTCAAGTAAAGCAGTATGGTCTATGTCTGTACCTTTAATAGTTTCTGATACCACATGACCTAAAACAGCCGTATTGTAATCATTCGCTTTGGCTAGACTAGAAAGGCCAAACCACAGCAGGCCATTCACAATCAAAACCGTCATAATAAATTTTTTCATAATATCCTTTCTCAATTATTTATATTATGTGTCCAATATACACTATCCTGTATATTAGTCAAGCACTTTTTTTAAAAAAAAGCTGTTATTTTATGCGATTTTTGATGGCTGCGACAGTATTGACCAGCTATATGTTCTAGTTTTGTTCTGGTTTTACAAAGTCGGCATTCCAACCAAACGCTTCTCTAACAACTGATTCGGTTAAACCTTTGTACATCTTATTCAATGATTTAGATTTCATACCTAAAAGAAGTTTTGCCTCATCTTTATGTAATCCTTCTAACATCTGAATAAACATAGTTTCCTTTTGTGTCTTAGTAAGTTCATTATTTGCACCTTTTACAAAGTACCATAATCTCTTAGCTTCATTTCTAAGTAAACCGTGTTCAGTACCAATCGGTGCCTCATTTGCAATATATGGTGGGTCACCTGCTGGTAAGTCCCACTCAATTTTTGGGTCAAATGCACCTTTCAATACTTGTCGTAAAGGTTGATTGTCGTAATCTCGTAATACTTGAATCTTTTTTGGTTTGTCTTTTGCGTTATTAACTTTTGTTAAAACTTCAGACATTAATACAACACCAGAACCATCTGTACTAGATGTGGCTTGCATTGCTTGTTTACTAATTAAATTTGGGTTTTGTGTTACCATAATTTCTCCTTCAATTCATATTCCTATTTATGCGTAAAGTATTTAGCAGAATACCAATTGTAAAAGGCCTTATCTGTAAATAGTTCTGCGATTTCATTAGCTGGTACTTGGTCACTTCTAATACAATCAGCTAAAGATTGATACTCATAGGTATCAACTTTTCTTGTCATTTTTCTATCTTTATTATTTTCTGCCAATGTAATAACCAATCTTTCGTGTTTATTTAGTGTACTCATCTGTAACATCTTTTACTTC